GGACAAAAGCGTTTGTTGGATTGGATTATTGCGAACGTAGAGTTCGACCAAATCATCTCTGAATTCCCAGACAAAAACGGTAATCCTGCTTGGGTTCACGTTAGCTACCGAGAAGGCAACAACAGAAAAGAAAAACTTAAAGCAATTAAACTGAACGGTAAAACTAAATACCTACCTTTATGAGTGATAATAATTTTGACAACTGGCTAAATGAACTTGAAGAAGCACCTCAACCTACCTGTAATATCGATAATCCTGACGAGTGTACTTCTTGCGGGTCTTAACGGATGCCGAGCTACTGCACAACTTATCCCAGAGAGTGTGATTGTCAGGGACACAGTAATTGTGACCAAAGAGCGAAAACTGACAGACACCCTGAGACTGTACAAGGACACAACGATTTACAAAGAAAACGTAAAGCTAAAGGTTGAATATGTAGACAGTCTTGTCTACCTACAGGTTGACTGTCCACCAGATACCGTCCGTATGCCTCTCGTTATTGTAGAGACTATTACGGAAGAGAAAAAAGAAAATCGATTTGCAGAAAGCACAAAAGCTGTTAGTGTGCTTTTTTTGATTATCTTTACAGGGCTATTGATTATTTGGTTAGTTAAGTTGACTAGGTAGTTTTAGAATTGTGTGTGAATGAGAAGGGGGCTTTCGCCCCCTTTTCTATTTTCCCTTAATGCTGTCTTTCCATTGCACCATACAGACTGCGTATCGCTGTGCTGTGGTTGGATAGTCTTTTACCATTTCTGAATCACCCATACAGCGTTCTGCATATTGGCGTTTATTTTCATTCTCCGTTGGTACTGGAATTGGCATCTTCGTTTTCTTTATCGTTATACAAATAGTGACAGGAACACTTGTCTCCGTGGCAAGTGCAACTACTAACCCAAACAACTTGTTCCATACTATTAATTTACCAACTTGCGGTAAACCATTTCGGCTACAAGTGCGGAGAATGCTGCGTAAATCACATCAATCCCAAGCAACAAATCAAAAAGTACAGCGCCCCAGAAACTGGTGCATAGTACGCAATTGAATGGCTTGAAGTTTAGGTTATTGTCAATGAACCGAACGAACGGCTCGAAGATGTACAGATAGGCGTACATCAATCCTGTGGCTACAACGATTAGCCAAGTTTCATATAGTGTCATAGGTCTTTACTTACATTATCATCTTTCGTGTAGCGAAGGTACTTCATAACCACGATGCCATCTTCAACGATTCGCACCTTGCCAGAAATCTTTTGCCCGTAAACATCACTCCACTTGAGCGAAGTCATCTTGTTGTACATCGCAGAGAATATCATCGAAATGATTAGGTTCGCTGCGCTTTCATTTGGCCTGTAATAGTGCAGAAATTTCTCACAACAGCGCATAACTGCCTCATCAATGAGTACCTGTATCAACTCAGGGTTTTCAGGCGCTCTAAACGAAGAATTTGCTATCTCTCCAGCTCGGTCTAGAATAAACCGACCTAACGATTCTGTTATACGACCTTTCTCGACAGACTTAATAGCTTCAATCTCTATCTCTGCCTTGTCGTATCTCATCCTCTAGGGAGTTAAGCATTAATAGAATCTCAGGCAGGTAGTCTGCGAGTTCAGATGGTCTAATCTTCATCTCCCTTGCGATACCAACAACAGTAACTGGCACACGATTAACGATACGAGTTCTGATTTGCTCGTAAAGTTCAATAAGGAAGTCAGCCTCTGCTTGGCTTAGGATTTCGTAAGACTCGTCCATTCTTTGTCAGCGTAAGGGCGGATAATCTTGCCGAACTCTGGGTCGATTTCAGCAATTTCATCCATTAGTTTCCACTCTTTCCTGTACGCCTCCTTAATCTCCTTGAGGGTTGAGTCTTGTCCTGTGTTTGCAAATAGAGAAGCCATCTCCATCAACTTGTTGTCAATGACTTCTTTTGTTTTTGGGTCGGTGTAATAATTAGCAGCCATCTAATTTATATCCAGTTATTTTGATTCTAACGATGTAAGTATTTTTTGGAAGACTTCCTTCGAATTGTATTTTAACCGATTTAAAGTACGTTGGAGTGTCATCCGCAACATACCCCTCTTGGACAAGGCAATCAGATAAAAACTTTGAAACAAGAATGCCATTATCAATATCAAGACGGCTGTTGTAGCTAATATCCAAACTATAGCTCTCACAGGTAAACTTATCAAAAAGGGCAAGCTGTTCTTTAATTGCTGCTTTGTAATCATTTTTGTATTTGAGTCTTGTTGCCCAGTGAACACCAGCATAAATCTTGTTAAGGCTTGGTGGCTTGGGCAGGGTTAAAATTATTTCTTCCAACTCTCCAGAGGTTTAGAGTCTCTGATATTCAGATACCCGACAACCTTGATAATCTTTTCTCGATTGGAAAACTCTGTTGTCTTTGGCATACGGCGCTCTTCCCACATAGGAACTGGCAATTCTGTGAGATTAAACACATAAACGCCAAAAGGCGTAGAGTTAATGTACAATGGGATTGTACGAAACTCCAACGCCCTTGAAAGTAGGTTGTCGTATTTTGATTTCTCTATCAGAAGCTCATCGTAGTGTGTTTTACGGCACTTGAGTTCGATGTCTGAGTTGGTGTCGACGGAGTAGCAGTCGTAGAAGCTGAACTCATCACGACAGGTCTCCAAGTCGGAGATGTGCGTCTCTTTTAGATAGTTAAAAAGCTCTCGCTCATTTCTGATTAGCATCATTTAAGGCAATCTTCAGAAGAATCAGGTAACCGATTAGGTCGGAAACCGTATCTTCTGTGTCAACATTAATGCCCCGATTTTTGATACGCATAAGCTTATCATCAATCCTTGCGGTTAAAGAAATGATTGGGTCTGCATTGCCAAAGATTGCGACAGGGTTAAGGGCAGAATCCCCATACGCACGATTCTTAGAAATCAGCAAATCACGAACGGAATTTGCAACTTCAGTAATTTTTTCTTCAGAGCTTTTCATTTTCATCAAACAAAGATACTTCAAATTTGTATATCTTTTGCTTACCGTTGGATTCGATAACCAAACGACCACTTAGAGGATTAAAGAACACATACTTCTCTGAGTGACCAGTGTACTCAGAAACATCAAATTTGTATACCTGACTATTCAAAATCAGATTTAATTGCTCATCCAGATTAGCACTTTTAATCTGTTCTACGTTCATAGAGAGAAAAAGGCAGATAGTGTTGCCCCAGTTCCTCTTGTATTCCTTAACTAGCGAGAGGTTGTGCATAGACTCGTGTTCCATCAAATTCGTTAACCTCGTAGTATCGGTTGGTGAGGCGGTCGTAGTACATATACAGCCATCCAAGTTTACCAACAACCTTAGGCTTCGCCTTAACGATTGAAATCTTTACTTGGTTAGGTTCGTAAGGAACACCATTGCTGTCGGCTAGTCCATATGGGCAACGCCAAATGTTGATGACCATCATTCCCTTACGAGACCACTGCATACCACCCGCAATGTCGTTCATCGTGGGAACATCAACGTATGGGATGCCGTCTTTGTACTTCACCTGTTGGTGCTTGGTGTGTACGGTGACAATGGTGTGGTAGTCGCGCTCTGCGCTATGCTTACGGATGCGAGTAAGAATCTGACCAATGGCGATGTCCTCACGCATACCTGTAGAAACATCGGTCTTGATTTCTGTGAATGGGTCAACAGAACAGCCATCAATCTTGATGTCGTAACGAGCCTCAACATCTGCGACCGCGGTGTAGAAACCTTCAATTGTAAGGTCTTGAAGACCAGAGTCAATGATGTAGAAGTGCTTACTGATAAAGTCAATAGCACGAGAAGCCTCCTCATCGGATGCTGTTACCTTGTCGTTGAGTAGGAATGGCTTACGCAAGTAAACCCAGGCGAGTTCAGCAAACACATCAACAGGGCTTCCTGTTTCTGGCGAGTATACTGCCCACTTCCATCCAGAATACTCGGCTAGGTTCATCATCATCTCAAAGGCGAACTGAGACTTCCCTTGGTGCGCTCCAGCGTAGATGTATGTCGTGCTGCCACGCTTAACGGAATACTTGTCGAAGAGCGAGTGGAATCCAACCCACTCACCCTTTTTCATACCATCGTTACGAAGTTCAAAAAGCTGCTCTTTGACTTTGTCGATATCGAAAATAAATTCTCTCATTGCTTAAATTCTTGGTTGTAGTTTTCTTCTTTGTGTGCGAAGGATTGTGAAATAGGTCGTTGCTCGTAGCACTCTTTGACATAGAAGTCTTTAATCTTCTTGCCAACGAGTCCGTTCTGCAACATCATCTGATAGATGATTTCTGGGTTTCGGTTTATATCCTCAAGGCTTTTTGCTCGTGATACAAACTCGTAGGGTCGGTCTTTAGTCCCCTTGTAGTGGTTGATGTATGACTTCCCCGAGGTCACCTTCCAAGCCAATTGAACTCGGTACAAGTAAATCATCTGTAGTTCCTGATTCATAGTTAAGTTGTTGTTCGATTTCTAATAGTCGTGTGTATACTCTTCGCATCAATACTTCGTGATAGGCCAGAGCCTCAAGAAGAATCTCACGTTCCCTCTCGAGATATACGTTAGTCAAGTACCTCATTCTGATTCCTTGACAAACACACCGTCTACGGTTTTACCCTTACGGCCTTTGATTTCGTTGTATGCTGCTTCCAGGCATTCAGTAGCGGTGAAGCCTGACTGAGCTGCTAAGATAATAAGAGTAACGATAGAATCTCCGATTCCATCTTTAAGTTCTCTGCGGTTGCCTCGGGCAAGTGCTGCTGCGGTTTCTCCAACCTCTTCCATAACCTTGAGCATCTGTCGTGGTCGGTTTTCGGGTACGAGTAGACCTCGCTGGTCTGCCCAAAGTTCTACTGATTGGATTAGTTTATCTGCTGATTCCATAAAGTGTAAAGTGAAATTGAGTTAAAGTGTAAAGCGTTGTGCAAAATTAAGGTTTTCCATTGTGCATTATTATGCACTAATTCGGATAATTTCCGATATACTATACAAAATGCCGCAAGTTTGTGCTTTTAATTGCACATTCTCGTAACAAATCGTATATAGTTTTTGTTACGAAACTATATGCGATAGGGTATAAATGTATAGTTATTGGCGAATTTTATATGCGATAGGGTATAAAGCTCATAAGCTTACAGTTTGTAGCTCATTTCATTTGGTGTTAAAGAAAAAGGACTCCGTTAATCAGGGCGGTTGCATTCCGCTTGCTGAATCCTAATGCGCCATAAGCGGGCGGAGTTCTCATTTCTCGGTGGTGTTAAAGGTTATACTTTCATCCCATCCTTTAGCTCGTCTACTTGTTATTTCCTTAATTGCTTGTTTATACAACTCATCACTTACTTGGGTTTGGGAAATCATCTCATCCTCATCTTTAAACGGATACATACCAACTTCTTGCATTAGCATAGTTATAACTCTTTCGTTTGGAGTTTCCCATTTCCAATCACCGTAAAACATACTTTTTGCAAATAGCTTTACTATTGTTTCTAATTTTTCTTCTCGTATCATTTCGTTGGTGTTAGAAGTTTTTTTGAGGTGTTGCTCATACATATTTACTGTATCTGCCTGCCCAGTAGCATACCAATCAACCATCTGCTCCTTCTCCATTTCTTTGGCTTGTTCAAATAATTTTGTTGGATTTAATTTTAGTACAGTAGCATCATCGTTTTTTCTCCTACCATCTAATTGCTTGTCCAATTCAACTAATTGTCCAATCAACCACTCTACTGCTGTCTGCTTCATTTCTCTTTTGTGTTAAAGACTGTTTTGTTTTCCCGTGGGTAGTAGGTATAACCATTCGTACTATCCTGTAGATTTTCTTGATTGGTGTTAAAGGTTTCGTTGTAGTAAGTTTCGCCCATCCATTGCACAAGACCTTCTTCATTGTAATCCCAACCTTGTTTAACTGCATTCTCAATCTCCTCCTTGTGCATTGCTTTGGCTTGCTCAAAGCTTATATTAACAGCCTCAAGTAAATCACCATCGTGTTCAAAGTGAGACTTTAGGTTGTTGTAAATCCATTCAATACTGCTCTGTTTCATTTCATTTTGTGTTAAACTCAATCAATTCTAATTGTCTTGCCCTTCAAAATCCCTTGACATACTTGCCCTGTTACAATTCTTGTAGAGTCATTGTTGTATGCTTTGAATTTAGTATGGTAGAAATCATCTTCTCCACAACCAAAGAAAGCATAGCCCCCAACCTCTATTGGGTGATAACCTGCGTCCTTAAGTGCTTCTGTTGCTCCATCCACATTGGTGCAAGATGATAATGCGCCCAACGCTATTGCTGATAAAATAATCGTTCTCATTTCTCTTTTGCGTTAAATCGTTTGTCAAACATATCATCAATAGTCAAGTCCTCACACCAAGACTCTTCAGTCTCTTGGTAGTCTCGGTTTGCTTCATCGCAGTATTCTACGAAGTCACACATCACATCCTTCTCTTTCTCAAGCATTGACTTTGCCATATCATAGCACTCTTGGAATATCAAGTAAGCTGCATTCGCATCTAACGTATCTGGTAGTGAGTCCGCTTTCTTTGCAAACTCATCCATCAACTCTTTAATCGGTGTCTTCATTTCTCTTTGGTGGTTTTATCCATCGTTGCGTTGCATTTGGCGCACTTATGATGCAAATCTCCATCAAGGAACTCTTGCATCAGGTAGAAGTCATTCCCCTCGTTGTCTTGCTCAGTGCCGTTCTTAATCATATCGACAAGAAGCAACAACTCCGTCATAGTTAATTCAATCTTCATTGCTTTGGATTTTATCAGTTTATGACTATTTATTGGTTTGGTTTTTATCACCATAAACCGAACGCTCCAACCACCTGCGATACATCGAAGCGGCAACAGCAAGTCGCTGAGGATAGAACTTATAGTCTGGCTTTAGTTTAGCCATAGCGATACGCATAAACTGGTCTCGCTCATCAGTTAATGTCATCATTTGTGTCTTCATAGTGTTCTCCAGTATTTCCATTTTGTCCAATAATGTCCATTCGTTTGTTTAACTCTTCTTCCATCTCAGCCCATTCAGCGCTCTTTAAGCGCTCTTCGAGCAAGTCCTCTTCAAGTTGCCGATTGTGATTCGAGCAAGCAGTCTTTTGGTTGTCAACGTGATGCTGACTATCACCAAGGTCATCCCAGTACAGAAATTTAAAGTTGTTGTCCATAATAAAGAGGATGAAAAAGGGGGCATAGCCCCCCTCTCATACAATGGCAAATTACGACAATTAGAAAGGGAAGTCGTCTGACCCTCCGTTTACAGGCTTAGCCTTAGGTGTGTAGGCTTCCTGTACCTTGAGGTACTTCTCGCCATCACGCTTAGACATAAGTTCAAGGTTAACCCAACCGCTTTCGTTCTTCAGACCGTCGAGTTTCTCGAAGTCTTTAGGGCCAAAGGCGATTTTAACGATTTCACCGAATTTGGTTTTGACCACCTTGGTCTTACCAATGAAAGTAGCAGTTTGTTCAGCCATTTCAGAAAAAAATTAAGATAAAATTAATTGTTTGATATGCTCATACATATCCTCTAGTCTCCGTACCTTGATTTTGAGTTTCTCCACATCATCATTCAAGTTCTGCCCACCATTGAGGTCTTCGATTGCTGAGTAGCAAGCAAAGTACGCTCGTTCGTAGGACTTGTCCTCATCTAACCAATCTTCGTGGCTACGCTCGTAGTCGTAGACACTCTTTCGGTCGATGTTTAGGATAAGAGAAACTTCCGTTGCTCCATATCCTATCTGCTTAAGTAAATTCACAACCAGTCGCTTCGCTCTGGTAATACCTTTGTTCTTCTTTGGACTCATAATCAAGTCCATAGGAACATCCGTGTAGTTAGAAACTACTTCTACTACTTTATAGTGTAAAGCGCCTTGCATAGTTGCTTGTGTATTCTCCATCTACGAATAGGTCTTCGTAGAGTTTGATGCTTCTGTTTAGTTCTTGGTAGCCAGAATCCATAAACTCTTGGCTGCACTCAAAGATACCTATTTCATAAGGCCAACTCTTCTCGACAACAACAAAGACAAATCTTTCTACTTCGAACAGGTGGCTGTAAAGAGCAGCCTGTTGGTTGTACAAAAGATACTTTGCTGATTTCTTGAACTCATCAATGCTCTTGGCGGTGGTCTTAAGGTCTACGATGTAGTCATCATCCCACTTCTCAACGAGCATATCTGCTTTGCCTTTGAACTTCAGTCCATTGTATGTTCCTGTTTGAGGAACTTCAGAGCGACCTCCCAGCATTAATGCTTGAACCTCAGAATTATTTTGTAGGCGTTCGCTCATCCCAAGATAATCCCTGTATTCGGACTGGGACAAGAGTAACTTGCCTTTGTTCTCTAACAGGAGTTTCTGGTACGCCTTAGTTCTTTGGTCTTTACGCACCTCGCACACAACTGCATTGTCGATACCTTCAAGGACAATAGA